CAACAGTGGAGTATATGTTACAGATATACCGTATGATCCTGTAAACGAATGCGCTGCAATAAATTACGACCAGGCCGATCAGCTGGGATACTTTAAAATAGACTTGTTAAACATGTCAGTTTATCAACTAATCAAAAGCCCAGAACACTATAAAGAAATGCTGAGCAAAGAACCACCGTGGGAACGACTATGGACCGATGATGACTTTGCACGTCAAATAGTTCATGTGGGTGGGTCAACGCATTTACTTAAAACCATGCGTCCTGACAGTATACCGCGTATGGCAGCATTTATTGCTGTTATTCGCCCGGGCAAAGCGCACTTACAAAATCAAACTTGGGAACAAGTATTTAAAACTGTGTGGGACGGGGATGATTCAAAAGGATTTGTTTTTAAACAGTCACACAGTATTGGTTATGCTGCATTGGTTGCACTACACATGAATCTACTTGCCAATGATGCCTGATAAAATTTTATGTATTGGAAACAATACTGTTGATACCGACGTCAGAACAACCCAGTTGGCTCACAGCAATGGCAAGATATCGCACGGACTATTGTCTGAATTGGATGGACCATTGCCGAGTATTTTACAGTCTGGCTACTATCATTCCAGCGTTTACGATATTGAATATCATCGTTTAGTATCTCTAGCACAGCAGTTCGATCAAATAATTATTCTGGACCAACCAAAAAAAGAATATTCACATCCAGATGCTTTTTATAAAACAATCCAACTGGCAAATAAATTAAGTCTGACCAATTTGGTAATTTTTTTAGATCCCAGTCATGCCATAGCCATAAACTTTTTTGAAGAGCTGGTCGAAACAAACAAGAGTTTTTGTATTTTTCCGTTTATAGCATTGTTGGCAGATAATGGTAGCACAACAGTTTGTGGAAGAAGTTCAAAAGAAATTACAAAATTAACCGAATTAAAAGATTTTGAAACAGATAAAAATTATACAACGATACGAAATAGGATGCTGGCAGGAGAACCAAATCCACAGCATTGTTCAACTTGCTATCAAGTTGAAAAGCAAGGAATTGTTAGTGCAAGAATTCAAGAAACAGTTGAGTGGGCAAATCGCTTGAATTTTACGTCCTTGGATGATTTAAAAAATTTAAGCGGTCCTGCGTTTTATGAAATCCGTGCCAGTAATAAGTGTAATCTACAGTGTAGAATGTGTGGCCCATCTTCGAGTCACTTAATTGCACAAGAGTATAAAAAATTAAAAATCACCAACAGTGATTTTTCTGAGTTGGAATATACAAATTTTGATTTTGTAAATTTTACCAATCTACAAAAATTGTATGTTGCCGGTGGCGAACCAACTATCATGCCTGAATTTTACGAGTTTCTGGACAGGTGCATAGCTGGTAATAATACAAATTTTGAACTGGCAATCAATACCAATGGAACCAAGTTAAGTGAACGCTTTAAAAAACAACTGACACACTTTAGTTTAGTTTCGTTTATTATCAGTGTTGACGGGTACCAAGATCTTAATCATTACATAAGATGGCCAAGCAAGTGGGATCAAATTATATCTAATACCCACTATCTTTATAAAAATTTTCCTATTTGTTTTAACATAACTGTATCAATTTATAATATTTCAACTTTGCACAGGCTAATTCAATACATAGATACAGCTTTTCCTCGAGCTATTGTGCATTGTCAATTTGCGGAGTCCAGCGGAGATATGCTATCGGCATTAAATTTTCCTTGTTCCGAATTGTTAATAGACAACTTGACAAGTATTCAAAATTTAAATTGCTACAAAAATGACAAGCTATTATCAAGTTTTATTGATGGATTGGTTGGCTACTATATTGCCCACCCTCAAGTCAACATTCATCAACTGCAACAGTTTTTTAAGTTCAATGATCAATTGGATCAGTCCAGGAATATTCTATTAGAAAAGTATATTCCAGAACTGGAACAGGCCCGACAGTTAATCCAGTTTACGAACTAGGGTTATGCTTTTGCGTTTGCTTTTTTTGCGGCTCATCTCATTGAGACTGCACACAGGGCCGTGTAGTATTTCTAGGTCTTTGTTGGTGAAAGTTCTCAAATAGGGTTTAAATATATCCCAATCTCCCTTAAGGAATATATTGATAGGAATACTGCGATTACTTTCCCACCACCAAGTGCCGGCCAATTCTAAAAATTGTCGCTTGATTTCCATATCCAAAATAGCTCCAAAGTCGTAGATAGTGGTTATGGCCTCATCTTGATTTTGAATAATACCCACATACTCTGTTGATGCGTACACACACAAGGTTATAAATGGGTATTTTTCCGCTAGTTTTTCAAAAAAATCGTTACTCATATCTAAGGATATTTACCAAACCAAATCTCAAGTCAAATCTAAAGGCGCTAAATATAGTGTATGTATTCCACCCAAGTCTATCTTTACCAACAGCTAACTCGAGTCCTGTTAATGGATACTGGGAGTGGGGAAACTTTTATCTATAGGTATAGTCCTGTGTACGCAAAACAATTGACCATAAACAAAGGTGTTGATAATGTGCTCTTATTTGAGTTCATTAATCAAGAAGAAAAACCAGTTAATATTTCTGGTAGCACATTCTTCTTCCGGGTAATCAGCACCGAAGGCGACAAGTTGTTGCTGGAAAAACCAATGGTCATATTAAACGCTGCTACCGGACGTGCCAAAGTGCAGTTCACGGGTAGCGAGTTATTAGAAGTATTGGCACAGCCAGCCAACTACAGTATTCAACGCACACAACCTGGTGGTGGTTACAGTGATGCTGTATTTGTCAATGCTCAAGCGCAAGCTCGTGCTCCTTTAAATATTGTAGACAGCATATTACCACAACATGTTCCAAGTGTACCATTGTCTATTCCTACTATTAAACTGAGTGCTCAGGCCAGTTACGATGGTGCCGGATATGGACAATTTCCTTCCAATCCTTATTGGTCGGGTAATCCCAATGGTGGTGAGTATTGGAACAGTTTTCTAAACACAGAATTTTACAGTAGTTTTATTGAACCAACAAATGCCGTTACCACAGTGCAGATGACCCTGGATGGCTATACCGGGACTATCAAAGCACAGGCCGCAGAAAATTATCAAAGTATTTGGTACAATGTGGGAGACTCGGCTACTTACTATAACTACACCGGCACTATACATCATACCATTGTTGGCTGGTATCCAATAGTGCGCATGTGTTTCAACAACAGTATTTTTGCTGTACCCGATCAACCCGGTACACCGGCCATTGCTTACGCTGTAACAGAAGGTGGTGTAGTTACCGGTATTAATGTGGCCAATGGTGGGTCTGGTTACCTGGCACCACCCAAAATCAACATTATTGGTGACGGTGCTGGTGCCACAGCCGTGGCCACTGTGTCCGGTGGTGTGGTTACCAATATCGAAGTAACCAATGGTGGGTCTGGGTATTGGTACTTGCCCAACGCTGGGATGGGCGCTGGATTATATCCAAACAATCCACAACAAACCGGTGCTGCTGTTTTAATCAGCACAGGTTATGTAGTCGATTTACTGTATAGATAACACCAAACATTCTTGATTTTGACCAAACAATCTGCTATAATAGTAGCATGATTGATGTGGTTTCCTTTTTATCCGGCAAGCGAAAACAAACAGCCAGTGGTTGGATAAGTTTCAACGCACCCTGTTGCATTCATCGTGGTGATTCACAAGACCGTCGGCAACGCGGCGGTATCAAGTTGGGCGACAACGGATCTTGGTCATACCATTGTTTCAACTGCGGCTATACTGCCAGCTTTGTTCTGGGCCGTAACTTGACATTCAAGGCTCGCAAGTTGTTGGAATGGTTAAATGTGCCACAAGAAGAAATTGAGCGCATTAATCTTGAAAGCCTAAAGCACAAGAGTATAGAAGGCCTACTGGGTGAACGTCAACAGGTAGCAAATCAACTGCAAAATATTGTGTTTGAAGATCGAGACTTGCCTGCTGATACACAACCGCTTAATGATTTGGCCGAAGAATATTTGCGCAGTAGATCTATACCACTGGATTATCCATTCTTGTATAAAACAATGCCACGTCCGGGTGTTGTAATCCCGTTTACGCACGATAATCAAGTGGTAGGACATACTACAAGATTCATGGATGACCGCACACCTAAATATATTCAAGATATACAACACGGCTACGTATTTGGCACAGACTTACAAGGTGTTGACTGGCAATGGGCTATTGTGGTTGAGGGTGTGTTTGATGCCCTGAGTATTAATGGGCTAGCAGTGCTACACGCAGAAATTAACGACGCACAAGTTAGGCTAATACGTAGTCTTGGACGTGAAGTTGTTGTAGTACCAGATCAAGATGAAGCCGGTATGAAGTTGGTAGACCGGGCAGTAGAGCTAGGCTGGGCAGTAAGCATGCCAGAGTGGCCCACGGGCATCAAGGATGTAAATGATGCGGTAATTCGTTTGGGTAGATTGGCCACCCTGATAACTATAATGCAGGCTCGAGAAACCAGCAAAATCAAAATTGAACTAAGGAAGAAACAACTTGTTAAAAGACTACGGACTTGATGTCCAAAAACTATTCTTAGAAATGATGTTGCAAGACGCAGAGTCGTATGTGCGTGTGCAGAACATTTACAATCCTGAAAACTTTGACCGTAGCCTACGTCCGGTAGCAGACTTTATTGCCAAACACAGCAATGAATACAAGACTCTGCCAGGCACAGAGCAGATTCGCGCAGCAACTGGTATTCAATTAAATCATATTCCGGACTTGAATGAAGGACACTTTGAATGGTTCATGACCGAGTTTGAAGGTTTTACTCGACGTCAAGAGCTAGAACGAGCTATTCTTAAAAGTGCTGACCTGCTAGAAAAGGGCGAGTATGATCCGGTGGAAAAGTTGATCAAAGATGCAGTACAGATCAGCTTGACCAAGGACATGGGCACAGACTACTGGGCCGATCCAAGACAGCGTATTGACAAATATTTTAACTCGGGTGGGCAAGTGTCAACAGGCTGGCCACAGATGGACAAGATCTTGTATGGCGGGTTCAGCCGCGGCGAACTTAATATTTTTGCTGGCGGATCAGGTTCGGGTAAATCCTTGGTCATGATGAACATTGCTCTAAGTTGGTTACAGGCAGGCTTATCGGGGGTGTATATCAGTTTGGAACTCAGTGAAGAACTGTGCGCCTTAAGAACAGATGCCATGTTGGCAGGAATGAGTACCAAAGAAATTCGCAAAGACATTGATCAAACCGAACTCAAGGTCAAGCTGGTGAGCAAAAAAGCAGGACAGTACCGTATTAAAGCATTACCGGCACAGAGTAACATTAATGATATTCGTAGTTACATTAAAGAAGTTCAAGTTCAAACAGGTATCAAAGTAGACTTTATTATGTGTGACTATTTGGATTTGTTGATGCCGGTGAGTGCTAAAGTTAGTCCAAATGATTTATTTGTTAAAGACAAGTATGTTTCAGAAGAACTACGTAACTTGGCCAAAGAACTCAATGTGCTATTTGTTACGGCTAGTCAGTTGAATCGTTCAGCAGTAGAAGAAATTGAATTTGACCATAGTCATATATCGGGCGGTATCTCAAAGATCAATACAGCAGATAATGTGTTTGGTATTTTTACCAGCAGAGCCATGCGTGAGCGTGGCAAGTATCAGATACAGTGCATGAAGTCACGATCGAGTACCGGTGTAGGACAAAAGATTGATTTAGATTACAACATTGAAACCATGCGTATTACTGATCCGGGCGAGGAAGAACAGTCAGGTGGATTTAAACGCCCCGGTGGCAACTTGCTAGATTCGATCAAGGCCAAGAGCACCATGATCAACGGAACTGAATCAGCTGATCCTATCGAGCGTGAGGAAACAGTTAAAATTACAGCAGACGTTCAAAGTGCCAAACTCAAACAATTATTGGGCAAAATTAAAGCATCATGAAAGACAGAAAATATTTCTGTTATGAGATATACAAAAATCTTGCCATATGGTCCGACAACGGTCGATTAAGTTATAATCCTTGTAGTTTTTTTAATGGCACTATGAAACAG